AGATACAACCAAATAACTATAAATACTACTATGAATCCAACTAGCCAAATCATGATAATGCCTTTAAGAATTTATAATAATAACTAGCTACAAGGTCAGCTTTATCTAAACTGTTTATAATTCTTCTAGCTTGTGTTGGAGACTCAACTCTACCATCAAAGTAATTTATTAACTTTCTACCAGTAAACCAACCTTTAGTCATACCTAGAATCATTATCTTTGCAGCTATTAAAGGTTCTAATGCCTTTTCTGGATGGTTGATAAGATCAATTCCAAGTTCTTTTCCTGCTTTTAAATAGTTTTCATACCAAGTTAACTGTACATAACCTCTTCCATAGAAGATATTTTTAGTATCTACATAGTGCATACCAGATAGTTTTACATTCTTTCCATATAATCTACCTCTACCTTTACCATATTCTTCTATCGGCTGCATAGTAGCTGCTGTTTCATGGAAAGTAGTAGCTAACATATAGGCAATTTGTTGTTTTATAAGTTCTGGTTGATAATTTTCACAACTATCTAGGATAGATGTAAGCCCATCTACTTGACTTTGTGTAAATTTTCCATGAAATAAAGATATTTTTACATTATCAAAAAATTTCTTTCTATCTATCATATATTCACCTCAGCAATAGTTACATCAATAACCCTAACCATTGATAATTCTTCTGAAATTATAGTTCTAACCTCGTTAGCATCTATGGCATCTATATAGATTACCTTTTGTTCTTCATAAGAACGGTCATTCATAGGATTAAACCTTGTTTCTACCAATATATTAACTTTAAATTTCATTTTATTCACCTATTCCGCAATTAGATTTAACAAATTCTAATAAAATATTCTTATCTATAGCTGCAAGATCAGCTCTTAAAGTCTCTTTCCTGAGAAATTCTGTAAGTTCTCTTGAAAGTTCGGTGTTGTTGATTCTAGTTTCAATAAGCTGTTTGGAATTACTACCTTCTGGCACTTTGTTTCCACAACTGGCTTTATGGTCGTACAGTTTGCTAGAACTAAGCTTATCAGCATAGTTATTAACAGTTTCGATGTAAGATTCATGTGATTTATCCAAATTTTCATTAAGTTTAGCAGCTTTTTCCTCTGCTAAAGCTAGTTTTTGTTCATTTATATTCTTTAAAACTTGCTGTTTAGCATTACTTTCAGATATAGAATGTTTTAAATCTTCTATATCTAAAACATACATACTCCTAGCAACAGTAAAACCGCCACCAAAGCCCGCTAATGCTATCACTAAAAGTATGTATGGCATAAAATTACCTATTTAATCTTAATGTAAATGATTTCCAGTAGAATCAACTTCGGTTAATGGTGTATTAGAAGGCCAAATAACACCAGAGCCAAAATTAATGTAGGTGTTTCCTGTAAGTATATTTCCTATATTCTGTCTTGTTGGTGTAGATGTTGCCGAAGCAAAATAACCAGAAGTAGCGCCTGATTTTCTTGCAATGTTATGTTGTGCAATAATGTCCTTAGCGCCAACAAAAATAATAGCGTCACCAGTTGTAGTGGTTATATTGTTTCGTTGAGCTACGATGTTCATAGCATTTGAAAAGGCTAAAGTTTTAGTAGTTTCATTAATTCGGTTATCTTCAATCGTTACATTTTGATAAACATCATCCGTTGTTATGTTCCTGTTATTCGGGCAGACTGGTGAATAAACTTTTATACCGCCATTAAAATTATTTCCGAAATAGTTATTCCTAACAATAAGGTTTGTTACTCTTTGATTACAATTATCCACTTCAATATCCAATCCTAAACCTGGGGCAACATATTGATTAGCAGTTCCATTTCCACCAGTATTGATTAGATTGTTTTTCTCAACAGTAATGTTATTGCCATTAATAATACTCATACCTTGTCTACGATTATTATCTAAATTTACATAATAAACCAAAATATTATTGGTAGTGGTAGTATTCCCGCCAATGTATATGCCATCGCCTGTAGCTTGTGTAATGGTACCATAACTAATAACTATATTTTGACTATTAGTTATGCTAATTAAATTTCCACATTCATGGGAATTAATAACAACACTACATGGTTGACCATCGTTTGTATATGTATGTGTTGTTTTATCACCATAAATTATAGATGATCTATCCATTACTAATTCAGCATCGTGTACGTTCCAGAACCTAAATATAGAATAAGATTGGCAAGCATTAGGGAATACTTTTAAATATGATCTTAAAAGATTAATCCTAACATTATTTTTTACAGCTATTCCGCGTAAGGAGGAATTATTACAAGTTTGTGCTGCTGATTCTATATAAGCATCTTTATCAATAATCCTTACTGTACATCCTAATGGGTCTGTACAAGAATCTACAGCATTTTGTATTGCTACTCTATTTGCTTGTGCGGCGGCTAAACTATTTGTTGAACTTATACCGCTTACAGTGATTATGGTCGGGAATGTGAGAGAATAAGCGTTAAATGACAACGCCAACAAGATTGGTAAAAGTAATTTTTTAAACATGGTTTTCCTTATTGGTTTTGGATTAGCTTAAACACTGGATTAGCGGCTAATCCACTTGTAGGATTCTTGCATGTAACTAAGGCATTGTATATTTCATAACCCAGGTCAGATATGGGGTTAGTCCCAGTTGCTTGCGTTTTTACTATATTTACAACAAACTTAACCGTAGAATATATACCCAGATAGGTTTGATGTGTAGGTCTGCCGTCACCGTCTAATATATCAGGTGCTATTGCAGAAGCTCTAGTATCTTGTGTTGCATAAATATAAACTAATGGTGTTTTTACTGGCGCATCATCAGATACATTAAGTAATACATGAGTGTAGTAAGCTGGGCAGGTAGCTTGCCATTTATCTACAGCTTGGTTTGGTAATCCATTAAATCCTAAAGTTCCCCTTAGCATGTTACCTGTCACAGTTTCAGCATTTGCTGACATTGACAATAACATTAACATTAACATTGACATTGCAAATATTAGTTTTTTCATTTTTTTTTCCTATAGTAGTTAAAATTAAGGTGTGTCTTTTGAAACATCAGGTACTGTTACACCATGAACATTACCTAACATATTAAAAATTGTAATTACAGCTACAGCTTTTGTTACATCTTGAAACCACAAAAAGACTAAAGCAATTATACAGCCAATTCCTTTAATTAAGCCTCTTTGTGTGCTTGTTTCTTTCCAGATTACTTGCATTTTCTACTCTCCATTTAGTTAATAAAATATTCACTTCTTCTCTACTAGATTTAATCTTCTCTAGTAAATCTTCTAATTGCTCTTCTATTTTTAATAATTTAATAGTTAGAGCATTAATTTCTTCTATATTCATTCAAGTGTAAACGTATGAGAGATTTTTTGAAAACTACTTCCATTAGGATTTACACTCCATAAAGATAGAATAACTGTACCAGCATATATACTAGCTTCTACAACTGCACCAGTAGCTGGACCTCCTGGAGTACTAGCCATTACATATGTCAAAGTATTAGCTCCGGTAACAGTTACAGTAAATATTCCGTTATAAGGAGCTGGACTTGCTCCAAGTACACTTATTTTCCTTCCAGTAGTCAAACCATGTGCTGCTGACATAGTTAAAGTAGCAGTTGTTCCAGAATTAGTCAAACTAGCAACGGTTCCTGAAAGCGGAACACTGGTGTTATGACTAAAGGTTAATCCAGTTAATCCTGTTCCAGATGTTAAAATAGCATTAGTATCTTGTCTGCGAAGTTCAGTTGTATAAGTTACACTTGGTTCACTTGTTATACTTCCAGTATAATAATCTACTAGGTTTATTGTTTGTTGAAAGCGATTTCTTGAAGTCCAGGTTAGAACTAAATCAGCTACAGATATAACACTTGGCCAATATAGAGTATTTAGCTTTAAATCTCCTGGAGGATATGGTAAGTGCATCCTACCAACTATAGTTATATTATCCGTAGGAGCACTCGCATAAGCATACTCTTCCTTAGGAGTTCTAGGAGTTAATCTAACAGGTACAGTTTCTGTAAGAAGGTACTGAACTTTATCTGTTCCATTTAAACTTTGCCAAGCAAATACTTTCTCTCCAATACTATGGGAGATTGGAATTGTATCCAGAACTCCACGTTTAACCGTAATTACATTAACTGCTATAGATATAATTCCCATTAACTCTACACCAACTTGTATAAAGTCACCAACTGCCGCATTTTGGAAATTCTTTAAATTCTGCAAGTTCAAAGTAGTGGAAGTTCTAGTCATTGTAACTGCAACTTCTGCATAGGGGCAAAAATGTAAAATTCCTTTTCTAGTTCCATTAGTCCATATACCTGCTAAGAAACTATCTGTAGTAGGAGCATCAGCCGCCATTGCTATATAACTTACAGTAGTATCTACAGCTTTAGCTTCAACATCACCATTAATTTTAGCAAATAGATAATATGGAGCTTCTGTTGCAAATCTATTAGTAGCAGCAGCAGCATTATTAACTACATCTACCCAAGAAGATTCAGGTTGTATAAATACTGGAGCTTCTTGTACTGCAAATACATCTTGAACAAAAGTTATTTTAATCTTATTGTCAGTAGGAGAGCCTAAGTCCATTTTAGCAACTCTACAGACTAAATCTTGATCGAGGTAGGCATTAGCAGCAGCTTCTATTACAAAAGCATCACCAAGATTATAAGTTTCAGCATCACGATTACAAATTACCTCACCAGCAAATACTTGAGTACTTATTTCAGACAATTCCCGCATAGCAAGCTTCTTAGCTAAAGTTCTAGTTCTACACCCACGGAATTCTATAGATTTTTCAACAAAACCACCTTGTTTAGATGACAAAGTAAAATCTTCTAAAACCTCTACTGCATCGTCGTATGTGACTCCATTAGTATATTGGATAACTACCCTAGAAAATAATTCTGCGGGTAAAGTTCGTTTTAAATTAACTACTTCTTTTACAATAGATGTTGTTAATCTAGGTAAACTACCAACTGTATAATCTTGTCTAATAAGTTTAATCTCATACTTACCTGTAGTTCTTGATTGGTATACTTCTGCATTTAAATGTGCTTTTACTATTTTTAGATATTCATCAATAGATTTACCGTCACGAAAGAAGAAAGTAAAGCCGTAACCTTCATTGAAACAAGTAATAGCAGCAGCATCAAAAGTAGTCCCTATATTACTAACAGGTATTCCCTGACCATTAATAGTATCTGTTAGTAAGTCTCGAATAATATGAACACCATTCATTTGCCCAGAAATAGGTTCAGCATAAGCTGGTAGCCAGTCAATAGCACCTGAACTTGTAGCATGTATTCTTTTAGCTACTATGGAGAAAGGCTTCATGTAGTAATTCATACCTACATAGAAGTTGCGAAGCAATAAGCTTACTACTCCACGATAAGCATTAGTATCAGAGAAACGTGCTAGTAAACCAGCATTAGCTGTTTGAGTTTTAGCTCCAAGCATTACATCTATTTCACCACTAACACCACCTTCCCTATCCATACCTCCATATAAATCTTGTTTATCTATGGTTAATGTGCCGCCAGTAGCTACTCCAGTATATACATTTCTATTATCAAAGCGAAGTTCTATAATAGCATCTATAGGGGATAAGCAAGCTACATAATGTATACTTAAATAGTATTTATATACTTTAAGACTTGCGCCACCTTTAGCCATTATCTAATTCTCTTTGGATAACTGCATTAGCAAGATCAATAGCCATTTGATCGCCAGTATCTAATAATTGTTGTGCTGTTAATCCTTTTAAAACTACTTCTCTAAAATTATAACCATTAGCTTCTATAAAAGTTCTCCAACCTTCTACACAACCATTTTGATAAAATCTAGCATCTTGCATTGTAACTCTAACAGTTTCAGGATTTATCATTGTTTTTTACCTCCAGATTTAGCTTCTGCAATTATCTTAAGATCATAATAGTTTACTACATTTAAATCTTTTATAAGTTCAGTTCCATACAATAAACCTATAGTTTTACCTTCTTTATTAATTGGAATATCAAGATTTTGTAGTTCTGTTTTAGATTTTTTAGCTCCTGGCGTTAGCAAATAAGCCGCAGCCATTAGAATTACTGAGATAATTAAAACTACAAAATAAAACATTACAATAGACCTTGATTATCGTGAGGATTTTTAGTAGGTAGTTTTGTAAAACCACCGTAGTTTATTCTGTTAGAAAATTTAGTCTCACAAGTAGTTTCTAAATGGTCACAGCCTGGGTATAAAGTAACTATACCAGCAGGTTGTAGTTTAAAAGGTGAAGTTAGTTTTAAAGTCAAACCTACATGTTTTATTATATTTCTCTTTTGACTATTCCAAAGAACTTCTCCATTTAAAAAATAGTTGTCCGGCTGTGCAATTGCTAGTAGCGTTAGAGTTTGTCCATCTGTACTAACTGTATTAATAGTACCAGCTACTGCAAAAGTATCTTTAACAGCACCGCAAGCTTCACCATATAAAACATGGCGACAAGATATTTGTATTCTTGAAGTTATAGCTGGACGAGTATTTTTAGAATACGTAGAAGAACATTCTAGCTCTATAAATAAACCACTAGCAGAAGTATTTAGAACTTGACCTTGCCAATAAACTAAACCATTTCTATATAATGTAAAGGTTACAGGATTTTCTATATTTGTAGCTAGTAGCAATCTAGCAAAACTATTAGTTCTTGGAAATTTAATTGTTAATGAATTTTTTAAAACATTATCACTAACAGTTATTCCACTTCTTGAAATGATAGTTGGAATATAAGTTTTACCGCCAAAAGATATTGTAGATATTTTAGGTGTAAAAGTATAATAAACTCCATCAAGATTAAATTCATATAACTCTGTTATTGTTGATAATGCCATTATAATACTTCCAGTACTGGAGCAGTAACTTTAGCTGTTATATAATCGAGTTTACTATTATCATAGTTTATAGTAATAGTATCGGTATCTAAACGTACTTTAGTTAGAATCTGAATAGCTTTTAGATTATTCACATTGACACCTAAAGTTGTGGTAAAAACAATAGTTTCATTACCACCAGAAATTGATACCGAAGCTACTGCAACATTTACTATCGTATCGCCTATTATACGTATAAATTTGGGAATTGTCAAATTTAGATTATTTGCTATAACAACAACTGAGTTATCCCCACTAGTTAAATTTACAGTAACTGGAATACAATCAGATGAAAAACTAGGAAGGTAGAAATAGTTATACATTCCTTTCATGTAGTCTAGTATACGTTTCATTGTATATATATTAGCTTGACCATGCGCGTTGATAGCAATATTCTGCCTATGTCTGGTATAGTTTTCCAGATCAATAGGATTTATATCTCCAATATCATTATCAATAAATTGTATATTACGTTCGTATTTTTCACTAAGAGCTGCTTCTACTACAGAATTAGTAGATATAACAGGCAAACTATTATATTGTTCCATAGAACTGGTATTAGCTAAAACAAATCCATTAGTAGATTGGAAAGCAACTTTCACACTATTCTTACCAGCTTCTGCCCTAGAAAAATCTATATTCTTAGGCATTATACAAATTTTCATTGGAATGAAATAAATAGTTCCAGTAAAACTGTTTATTGTGTTAGTTTTAAAACTAACATTATTTGCTGTTATTGTTAGAATCTCTACAGTTTCATATGATTTATAGTTTTGATAGATAACAGCTATATCTCCGACTGCAAGTTCAAGATTACTTGTATTCATATTAATATTACTAGACCCACCAGGGATGCTAGTTAAGGTTAATCTACGTAGTTGACTCCAGACTGGTGTTGCTAGATATAAGTTAGTATAAGTCCTAGCTAAATTCTTTGCAAGTGAGAACTCTTCTACTGTTCTAAAATAGTAACTATAGTTAAAAGTTATCTTTGGAATATCACGTAGAGATAATCCTTGTTCTCCAGCTATAGTTCTTATAATATCTGTTTTCCAAGCTATTTCTTCTGTATGTTCTGTTAATGGTGGAAAAGGCCATATAATAGTTCTTTGACCAGTTACAATTAAAGTAACAGCTCCGAATGAAAAATTCATCTGAAAACTAGCATCTATAATTGCAGTTCCAGTTGGGATTACATTTAATGTAAATATTCTATATTCTAAAGGTGTAAAAGCTGTTAAACCAGAACCATTGGTGAAAGTTATTCCAGCAGCATTTGTAGCTACTATACTAGCTATAGGATTGGAAATAAAGAAAGCGTTCCAGACTTCTACAGAGATATTTTGTTCTGATAAAACTAAACCTAGATTTACTGGATTTGGAATAACATGTACTCTATAGTAAAAATCATCTGTATAGTTATTTACTATATCACCACTTAGAATACTATAGGTTACAGTTTCTAAAGGTAAGTTCATTCCTACAGCAGCCGTAGCTTCTATAGCTGTATTTGGATTATCACTAACACTAGTAGGCCAATAGTCTACAAGATACTCACTTAACTCATCGGAAAGATTATATAAGTCTTGTGTTATACCTTGATAGTATGGGTATATTTCATTACCATCTATAACTGCCATATTTTATCCTTATGGAGTATATCTACAAGCAAAACCACCAGTACCACTTAAACCTCCAATACCACCATCCCTAAGAGAAGCATTTTTCTGTGAAAATGGAAATACTTTCCATTGATCTGCTCCTAAAGTTATAGTATCTCCAATATTATAATTGTCAATACGAAGAAAACGTAAATGTTCAATATATCCTAAATACATTTTAAAAGTATTTCCAGTTGCTCCAAAATAAATTTCAGGAGTTACCAATAAAGCTTGACCATTCCAATCATTTAAGCTTCTATAAAATTTTCTACATGTAGGTTCATTAATACCAGCTATACCAGCTCCAGTAGGATTTGCAGATGCTGAATATAATGTACTGTCTATTTCACAATGTAACAAACCTCCAGCAACTCCAGAGTTAGTATTCGTAAAAATAGCGCCACCACCATGACTACTATTACCTAATAACATACTAGTTTCAGTATAACCACAATTTTTAATTGCTGTACCAATTAAAATACTACTACTAGCACAAAAAAATTCACCACCAACATAAGCAGAAGTATGTACTTTACCTAAATCTCCAAGATGAAAATGCTGGGTAGCTGCTCCAAATACAAATACCCCAGAAACAGTATCAGGTGTATTATTGCTAAAAATATGATAAGTAGCTGGAAGTTCAGATTGTGCTGGGTCAAAGCGAACACAAGGTAATTTATTAACAGTAGTATTATGATTACCAGAAGCTAAATGATATAGATCAAATAATATATATTGAGCTGTAGATATAAGTCCAGTAGGTGTATTATGTATACCACAAGCAAAATTTATTCTTTTAGTGCCTTTTGTATAAGTTGTCCAAGCAAAATTAACGCTAACAGCTCCAGGATTAGTAAAAGTTGAGTCTGTTATACATAAACCTCCTGTTAGTGAACTTTTACTTGAAAGATACACATTAACAGCCCCAGAACCTGTCCAAGTTAATTTAGCTCCAACTGGAACAGCATTTAAAGCTGCCGAAGGAAAGGTCAAACTACAAGTACTTGTATTTGAATAAGTTAAACTGGTTATAGATATATTTACATTATTATTTACTTTTGTCCAGCCATTAGCTAACAGAAAACTATCTAATATAGCTGTAAAATCGGTTGAAGCATTTATAGTTCCAGTTTGATAAGCCATTTTTATTCCTAATTTAGCTTTAAAGCTATATAATCATTATTACCAGTTTTAGTACCATCTCTAAATACAACATAGGTAATACCACCAGATACTAAAGTATTTTCAGCCGCATTATTAAACCCAGAGATGTAAAATAGATTTTCCAAAGCTCCATAAGTATTGCCAGTTCCAGTAGCATCACCCAATTCTATTGGATGTAAACCATAGTAACCAGTAGCTGTTCCAGAAACATTGCCTGTATTTCTAATAGGTACAGTAGCAGCTATATAAGGTAAACTCTGTGGTTGTAACCATGTTCCTGATGTAAAACGCAATCTTAGATTAGCTCTAGCTCCTTTCCAGCCAGAAACCCAAGCAGTATCAGAATATCTAGTAGCGGCAGAAGTTGTAAGATTACTATAAACAACTAATGGATATGGAAACTGTCCTGGAGTAGCATAACGTAATAGCAATCCAGCACCAAAAGTTACATAGGTATTCTGTACCTTAGCTACACATTGGAAACCTTGTCCATTAGCTACAAGCCAATAAGGTATAGGTTGATTCCATAGAGTATTGCCCAAACCTGTTACACCAGTTCCAAGTATACTTCCTGGCTGTGCTTCAAATAAGTTTCCTGGAACATAGCCAGTGAAACCATCTAGCTGGAAATTATAATAATCTGCAACTACAGATTTATATACTTTCATTCCATAGAATATCTGGTCAGTTCCAGACATACCTGGAGCTTGAAATATAACTACTTTTTCGTTAGCTAAATCTCCAAGAGTATTAGCTTCTGTAGTATTTCTAAGTACAGTATGTCTCTGAGCTAAAGGTATAGTTGTAGAAACAAATATTCTAATCTTATCTATAAGATCATTATGATCTGTAGCTGTTCCAATTTCAAAAGCCATTATCTATTCCTATTAACTATGTTCATAATTATACGTTCGGATTGGTCTGAGCCAAGAGCATTATACACTAAATTTTCATCCATGACATTAACTATTCTGATATTTGCTTGTTGAGATTGTCCAGAAACCTTATCATGAATGTTAGTAACTTTATTAGTTATATCTACGTTTTGTCTAGGAGATAGAACACGCTCACCTTTGTCTAGTAGATATGTTTGTTCTTTAGGTACATTTTCTAAACCACCATGCGCAGCACCGCCTGGAACTGGTTGTGTTAGTATAGCAGCTACTCTAGCTCCAGTAGCAAAAGCAGCTAAACTAGCATAAGCTACAGCAATAGCAGGAGCTGTAGGTCCGCCAGTACTCATACCAGCAGCATAAGCGTCTTGTGTTGCTTTAATACCAGTTATAATAGCTTCACCAGCCCTGAAACCTTTTTGTACAGCAAAAGCAGCTCTAGCTGCCGTACTTTGTGCTCCATACATTTGTATAGCAGCATCAGTTATATCTGAAAAGCTATTACCAGCGAAGTTTGCCAGTGTTCCATAATAATCAGCATGTGCTTGTATACGCTGCAAATTAGTATTAGTATCTATTTCAAGTAATTTATCTTGATAAGCTTGTTCAGATAGTATACCAGCATTTCTAGCATCTTCGGCTAATTGTAATGAAGCATCTTTACCTAAATCTATTTGTCCAGTTCTGGAAGTAAGATCATTTCCTGCTTGGGTTAAATTACCAATAGGCTGAGTAAGTATACTAGCTGTTTGTGCCAGTTGTCTAGTTCTTTCTCTAGCTGCATTTTCAGCTTCTACATTATCCCTAACATCACCAGATAGTTTAGCTTGTTGTTGCCATAAGGTTATTAATTCACCTTGAATTTTTAGATGCTGTGCTTGTAGTTGTACAGTTTCACTAACAGCTTGTTGGGTATTTAAATATTTTAATTGTGACTTTCTAGTTATATCTTCTAAACTAGCATTATATCTTTCCTCTTCTTGTTGATATTTATCCTTAATATCAGCAATCTGAGCTTGTAGAAGTTTCTCTTCTTTAATCTTTGCAAGTCTAGGTATAAAAGCATCTGCACCTTTAGAAATGTATTCAAGACGTTTCTTTTCAAACTCGTCTATAATTCTAAGTTGCTCTGCTTGTAAAGTTAGTCCAGAGGTAGAAGCTTCGTTAATATTTAATGCTATTTCTTCTTCTTTAATAGCTTTAGCGGCAAGAGCTAAATCAAGTTCTTTCTGTTTTTGTAAAAGATATTTATCTTGCGCCGCAGAGCGTTGAGCATCTATAGCAGCTTGTTGTTCAGTTTGTTTAGCTAATAAAGCGGAATCAAAGTTTTCACCGCCAATACCTTTAGTAAATTTATTAACATAATCCCTAGTTTCTTTAGGACGAATACCTTTATCTTCATTGCCAGGACCTGCATTATAAGCAGCAGCCGCACGAACTAAATCTCCTTTATATCTAACTACTAAAGCTTTATAATATCTAATTCCAAAATCAGCTAAAACTTCAACATTATCTAAAGCATATTGTTTTAAAGCTTCTTTCTGAGCTTTAGTAGCTATACCAGCTTTAGAAGCTTTTTCAGCATTTAAAATTTCAGTAGGTACATTAATAGGTTTTAAACCTAAACCGGGAGCAGCTAAGGTAGAAGGTTGTACTTGGCGCAAACCTACAGCACCAGTACGACTTACAGCTCCAGGATTACCAGCAGATTCTATTTTTTGAATAACTGCTAAAGCTTGATCGATCGTTGTAGAAGTTTTCTTAACTGCATTAACTATTAATTGTTGTGAATTGACCGCTATATCTGCCAGTTTCTTTTGGTAATTCTCTGTTAAGGTTAACTCTTGATCTTTTAGAGAATTTAATTTAGAAGCTAGTTGATTATTAGGAACTTCATTACCTCTAGCACTGGCTATCTTAGCATTAAGTTCTAGCTCCTTTTCCTTAGCTTGAATAACATCTAACTGGTATTTATACTTTTCTTCTAAATCTTTTCTAAGTTTATCATTAAAAGCTGTTTCTTTACCAAAGTTAATTTCTTTAATCTTAGATAACTTTTCCTCTGCAACAATTTCACTTTCTATTGGAGTTGTTCCAACAGGCTTAGCTATAAAGTCATTAGCAGTTAAAGCTTTAGTTAATTCTTCATTATTACGAAGAACACCCTTAGCAAAAGCTTCTTGAATTTCAAGTACAGATTTATCTTTAAAACTATCTATAACGAGTTGACGTTGCTCGTCTATAGTTTTAGTAACTATATTAGTAGAACCTTTAGATATTTTTTCTAAGTTAGCTGTGTACTGTTCGATGTAACTAACAGAAGTATTATTACCTCTTTGATCTACATTAGCCCCAAAAAGATCGGATATACTTATTTCTTTAATTGTAGTTAATGTAGCTAATAGTTTATTTAAGGTAACTATTAACGTATTTTCAATAGTATTTGCTAGACTGACAGTTTCTCCAGCTAGTTTTATTGTAAAACCAGTATTTTGTTCATAACCAAGATTTAAGTCAGCTAATCTAGCTATAGCTGTTCCCCATAAAGCCACTAAGGCTACCCAAGGCGCAGACAAACCTAGTACTGCTTTACTCAACACATTAACAGCAGAACTTGTAGCTAGTATAGCCGCAGGTAAACTTACTAAAGCTCCTAGAGTTAATCTAGCTATTAAAATTTCAGCAGTTAATTTAATAGTTTGTTGTAAACCGATTAAATTGTTACTTAGAGTTTCAACAGCACTAGCAGCCAGTTTAACAGCAGAATTTAAACCACCACTAATATCTGCATATACTTTTCTATTTATCTCCGTATAAGCATTTTGCAATCTATTTAAGTTAGATAATAATTTAGTAGAGTTATCTTTAAAAACACTATCATCTACACCACCAAAGATTTGTCTATACAAAGCAGCAAATTTAGGTACAAAATCTTTAGCTATAATTTCATTCTTTTTCATAGCAGCTATAAAATCGGCTGGCGTTTTCTTCATAGCCAACGCGCCGATCTCTACAGCTCCAGGTAAAGCATTACCTAACTGTTTCTTTATTTCTTCTGACTGTACAACACCTTTAGAGAATATTTGATCTAAGGCTAGAAATACAGAATCTACTTTATCTTTGGACAGATTTAAAACAGTTGCAACTTCTGTAAAATCTTTAAAGGTTTGGTTAATTTCACCTTGGGTAGCTCCAGCTAATTTAGCTGATGGTGCAAATTTAGCATAACTTTGTTCCAGATCAGTAATAACTTGACCAGCAGAGTTACCTAAATCTTTTATAAATTTAAGGTTAGCTTTACCCTCTTCTGAGCCGAAAATAGCGAAGATAGAAGCTTTATTAGCTTGTTGTTGAATACCAGCTTTTGGGATATTTAAAAGAGCTTGCTCGGCTAAATTTATAGCGGTCGTATAAATACGATAGATAGAAACGCCTTCTACTATTCGAGTAACTAAACTACGATGTTTTTCAGTAGCTAAATCAAGACTATTATGTTCAGAAAGTCTAGCTTTATTAGTAGCTAAAATAGATTCTTTTAATTTATCTTGTGCAGAAGCTTCTGCTAAAATAGCTTGACCAGTTAGAGGATTTCTAGCTCGTACACCTTGAGCCGCTGTGTCAGAAGCAGAAGTTTGATAACCAGAACTAGGAGCTTTAGATTGTCCAGACGCAAAAGCAAAGCTAGTAGATAAACTGCCTTGCTGTGAGATTAATTTTTTAAGGTTGTTCTGAGTTTCGACAAGTTTAGAGTTATAACTATCTAAACCAGCTTTAGCCTGAGTATTTGCTAAATAAGCAGCAGTGCCGCCTTGTCTTAGTAAATTATTATATTGTTCAGCTTGGATAATAACTTTAGATAAAGAACTAACAGCAGCATTTCTAGCTTCTGCTACTTTAGCTTCGGCTGCTAAAAGTTCTTTTGATTTGGCAATTTGTGTATTAGTTTGTTTAGTTAGATCATCTGTTATTCTAACTAACTTTGCAGCTTGTCCTGTATCAACTTCTAACTTAATCTTTAATATCTTATCAGCCATTTTCAATCCAGTTAGAAGTTAATCATTTGAAGATTCGGGAGTTTCTACTATTATATCCAGATAACCACTATGGATATAAATTATATCATGGAGAATTTTTGTAATATCCGCATTTACAGCTTTAGCTAATTCAATAACAACTAGCGTATCTAGTTTATAAAATTCCCCTAAATAATTTCTAGCTATTTTATATATGTTAAAACAAACTTCATTAGTTGTCCAGAGATAGAAAGTTTCTTCTTTACTATTAACATCATCTTCAACATCTTCTAAGCTTCCGCCAAAAGCTTCTAAGAAAGATTCCATTTTGTTATTAGAAGAAACTTTACCTTGATCTTCTCTGTTTATTAAAACAGCCTTAGCTAAAGTAGTTCCTGCTTCTATTAGTTTTTTATTTCACCATCTTTAATATCAACATTAGCTAAAGCTTTTTGTTGAGCTGCAATAAGGGAACCCCTGTAAGGCGCACTCTCCAAAAAAGAATCTACTAGGACGGATAGACATTCTTCTGGGGTCGCCCACAAGGGTTCGTTAGGTTTAGCAGAACGGGTATCTGCTATTTTAAGTTCTTTGGCTATGCCATTATCTTCTACAGTTAAATTTACATCTTTAATATATAAGATTTCATCTTTTATAAACTGTGATATAGATTCTAAAGCTTCTTCTTCTGAAATTCTAGGAGCAGCAGAAGCTTTAGTTTCGTTATCTATATTAACAAGTTTATACTGTTCAGCTAGATCAACCATTGTATTAAGATATAGTTGAGTTTGTAAATCTTGAAGCTGTTCAGCTTTAGCTTTACTTTTAATTATATCATAACGCTTGAAACCAACTACTATATTATCTTTAATTCCTGTACAGTCTTGAGCTTGTACTTTCAACTCAACACTAGGAGATTGTAACTTTACAAAAAATTTAACACTCATTATATTGTCCTATAATTTTAAATTTAAATAAATCTTGGATTATTCCAAGATGATGTAACTATTACCAGTATTTCTAAAAGTAATATCTCTACCGAAATATGAAGCAACTTTACCTTCTTTAACATTGGCTAGTTGTAACTTGCTCCATTTCAAAGTAATATATCTGCCATTACCTGTGCCGAATTTAATCTGAGCAGTAAACAATTGGCTAATATTTGCATCTGGGTCAAAAGTAGTAAAGCTATTATTGGTTACAATAATTGAACCAGTAGCTACACCAGCAGGAGTTCCAGCTAAAGTGTATGTAAATGTGTTTGCTGTAGGTACAGATAGAACAACAGCAATACCATTATAAATAGCAGCATCAGCACCAGTAGCACCAGAAATTGTAATAGTATTACCTACAGCCAAACCATGAGCTTGAGCAGTAGCAGTACCTACGTTAGTAACAAAAGTAATGCCAGAAACTGTAGTACTAGCTGCTTGACTTTCCAATCCTGTAATAGCCACATCAGTTGGAACTGCACCTTTAGCAAAGCCTTCTTCACAACCAGTTAGATATCTAGTATAGTCAAAGCCAAAGAAGTTAGAAGCTGTTAAAGTTGAGAAACAGAAACTTTGAGCATAACCACCAGCTTTAGCAGCTAAAGTACCTGTAGCATTAGCAGCAGGAGTAGCTTCTAAAGTATAAGTAAAAGTATTTGCACCAGTAACGGCTACTAGAAAATCTCCATTATATAAATTATCAGTAGCACCAGAGATATTAACTTTTCTACCAGAAGCTAGTAGATGAGGAGCTGACATAGTAACAGTAGCAATAGCCCCTACTCTAGTAATTGTAGTTACCGTACCTGGAAGAACTGCTTGAGCTGTTAATGGCTCGCCAAAAGGAGCTATTTGTGCAGATACTATAGTAGCTTGTCTTACAATAGGAGTTACATTAGAAATTTGATTAGCTAATGCAGTAGCATCTGGAGTTAATTTAGGGTCTTGTACTGGATTACTAGCATTACCTTTAAATGCAAATTTAAAAGTAGGAAGTTCACCAACAGAAGCTGTTACATCTACAGAACCTCTGCAAGCTGTAAATTTAGTAAGTTTATTATTAACAATATCATCAGAAGAAGATTTACGATAATCAATAGATAAAGAGCTATTTGATACTGTAGCATTATCATAAGTAACAGCACCAGAGCCACCATTAACTGTAATAAAAGCACCACAAGCTTGCATCCATGCCGATAAAGGTGCATTAGCTACAAGTAAACTAGGATTCAAAACTCCCAAAACCTGCATAGGTGTTTCTAAGCTAAAATCAGCATAACTATCTTTCTGATAAGTTATTTCATCTCTTGATAGATCAGAACCTACATAAGAATAGCTACCTGTTTCATAGGTAACAGAACCTGTTAATGTTGTAGCTGGTAGAACATCTGTAGCAGCAGGGGCTGTATAAGTACCAGAAACTGATTCTATCTTACCAAAAGCGGCGATATTTTTTTCGTGAAATTTGACTATAGCCATTAGACTTTATCCTCTTTAATAGGGGCAGGGATTACTTTAGTTAACTGTTCTTGTAAAGCTTTACCACAAGGACTAGTTAATATAGTTCCCGTAGGTTGTGTATCTGGATTCATGTCAGGAATAATAGTAACTCCTTCATCGTAAGTATAGCCACCAGCCATTTTAAATCTCCAATTATTTTAAATTACATATCTACATTAACTGTAGGAAAACCTATTTTCCATCTATCAAGATGCCAAAGTCTGGAATTTTCTAAACCCATAACACCACCTTGAGCATAAGTCATTCCAGTATGTTGAAGTTCTACTACATCTGGATGCCAGCCGATTAAACTCTTATAAACATTCTTCCATATAGTTGAAAAGTTCTTAACCTCACAAACTATTTGTACTTCAAATGTTTGTACTAAATCTTCACCATGTTGGTTAAATAAATCATGCTCTATTGGTACAGTTGGATTCTTGCTATCTATAGTATGATAGCCAACATATATAATAGGTAGACTAGTTAATTCAGATAAAGCTGGCTCTTTAATTCTTGAATGTTCAACAGTATATAAACTAGTTGCTGGAAAAGCTTTGATCTTATTAACAACTAATTGAACATCTAACATGCTAAACCTACTGAAATTAAATTACAGTGTAAACTAGCCCAACCAGTTAGATCATGTATTGGTGGTCTATCTAACTTAAAACTATATTCATATCCTGAATCTATCATTGTAAATTCAGTATCTATTACAATTCTTTTATCTAAACACTCTTCGACACTTACTTGAAATATAAAGTTTTGTTTCTCTACTTCATACAAAGATACTTCACCTTTATATAAAACACTAGTATTGAACCCAGGAAAACACATTAGATCGAAGGAATCGAAAGCTAACGGTATTCCAGCAATAGCTAAAGCTTGTGCAATAGGTTCAATAGCAGCCATTAAATTTCAGTAGATATAATTGGAACTTCAACAGGAGATTTAAAATCTTCCAAAACAAGTGTAGCATTACCTATTAATCTTCTAAACTCATCAATAACTTCTTGTGAAGCGAATTGTGGAGGTCTAGCAGGATAACCATCATCTTCTAAAGCTTTAACAGCAATTTTCAAGTTATTAAATAAAAGAATTCTTTTCTGTGCAAAAGCTATTTCTTCCTGCACTTCGTTATGTCCAGTAGAGGATAGTTCACCACTTGAGTTTAAGAACATTGCGCCTGATAACAAGCCTTGTTCTTTCTTTGTCTCTACATCTATTTCACTAATTGCAGGAAGAATAAACATTACATTATACCTTTTCGGTTGAGATGATTTGTACTTGTACTGGAGTTGGAGGAACTACAACTTTATCAATAATATTGTAAGTTTCATTACCAAAATCAGGTACTGTTACACCAGAAGCATCTACAGCAGAGCCTTTATAAGATACTACTACTTCACCTCTGGGAGTACCAACTGGAGTAATCTCAGCACTACCATCTGTATTAACTGTTAAAATTGCAACACCAGTAGGAGCAATATCCCATACTTGTGAACCAGCTACTGTGGTATCAACACCATCTACCATAAATGGAGCTGTAAGAATAAATGTTTTACCTTCTTGTACATCAATCATAATATTACCTCTAGTTAAAAAGCTATTATGTCCTATCTTCTGGCGACTGCCATACATTTACACGTTTTTGTTTTAAAGAACGAAGTTTAATTATATCTTCAAGTTCTTTTAATTTTTCTTCTAATCTAACAACTCTGTATTGTAGATTTTCTATCTGTATATCATTTTTAGTTTTAAAACCTAACATTTGTTATCCTATAAACTTTGCTAAAGTAGTTGTTAAAGCGTTTTTAACCTTCTGCACTTCACTATC